AACATATTGCGGGGGGGCGGGGGAGGGGGGGTTTTAGGGGGGTGGGGGTGGAGGGGTGGAGTTTGAGGTCTCTGTTAGAGACCGGGGGGTGGGTGTGGGAGGGGGGTGCTCTCACAATAGTTAGCGACAGTAGTACCAGCAGTGGCCATGGAGTGTCTCTGCTGGCGATTACCAACCTGTTCAAGCCGAGTATACATGATTTGTACGAGACAGTCAGCAACACTCTGTACAAAGAAAGTACTTGACAGGGATAGGACGGTCTGATATAATAATTTTTGACAGGAGGAGATCGATGACGTTACGAGGCTTTGACGATGACGTTGCAAGAGCAGCTTTCAAGATCGCAGTCAAGACTGATCAGGTTGACGACTTCAAGCAAGAGGGGATGATCGCAGCCAATAGAGCTTTCAATCGGTACAAGAGCACGTTGAAGGGTTTGGAACTCCGCAAGGCGATGATGAGGTCAGCAACTAACGCCATGCGGTCTTGGCAAAGAAAGATGGTCAGGCTTGGATCAGCGGTACAACCGACAGTAGAGCCTCAGTACGAAAAGACGACGGATAGGGTTGAGATTGGGGATGTGATTGAAGCGGCAACAAAGACACTACCCAGCGATGATCAACAGCAATGTGCGGCAGTGTTTTGCTACAACTACGGGGAGATAACAGCAGCGGAAGCAGCGCGGATAGTGGGATGCAGCAGGGCAACAGCTAGCAGAGCACTATCAAACTTTAAGACTGAGTTTAAAAAGCTGTGGATGCCGCCACCTAAGGAACAAGATGCCGAAGTTCAGAAAGTGTAAGGTCTGTGGTGAGAAAAAGCCGATAGACGCTTTTGGGAACATGACCAAGGGCGTTGACGGCAAGAAAAGTCACTGCAAAGAGTGTGAGAACCAGAAGCGGAAAGAAAGACGGGCAGCGGGTAAGGCTCCAGCAGCGGAAAAGCGGAGTGTCAAAAAGAGTGACCCGTCCAAGCCCAATATTGGCGATTCGTGGTGGAACGAATTTCTCACCGATCTCGGAACCCACGGTATAGTAACAAGAGCAGCAGAAAAAGCCAACATCAATCACGCCACTGTATATAAAACCGCCAAAGAAAACCCCAAATTTAACAAGATCTTTGAAGAGGTCCGCAATGTGGGCCTTAGACGCTGTGTAGACGAGGCAATTCGTCGGGGAGCGGACGGCTGGGAAGAGCCTATATTCCACCAAGGGGAGATCTGCGGGTACAAACGCCGATTCTCAGACAAGCTGCTTGAGTTCATCATCCGTGGTAACTTTGAGCAGTACCGTAATCTCGGGGAGACAAACGTCAACGTTAACAACAACCTGAGCACTACTGACATGATCAACAACTTCATGAAGAGCAAGAGTATATCAGACAACGAGGAAGACAGTTGAGTGCAGTAACCAAAGACGAACAAGAAGTCGACGCCATGGCTTATATGGCCGAGGTAAGGAATAGCCCATGTGACTGGGCAAAGACTTTCCTTGGTGCACGTCTATGGAGCAAAGAAGAGCAGATGCTCAACCTGCTGAGGGACCACAACCGAGTAGCTATCGCCTCGGCAAACTCAGTAGGCAAGACGTTTACAGCCATGGTCGAGGTTGCTGTCTACCTGGAGGCTCACTGTCCGGGATACGCGGTCATCACCTCCAGCAGCTGGACCGGGGTCATCAAGTCTCTGTTCCCCGAGTTGAAGCGGATTCATCGAGACTCACACACCAATCTGGGTGGCACCCTACTCAACACTGAGTGGCAACGCGGTATCCAATGGGGAGCGTTTGGTGTCAGCCCCAAAGAGCCTGAGAACTTCGCAGGGTTCAGGACTCCTAACGGTCTGCTTGTAGTCATCGACGAAGCCAGTTCCTTGGAGAAAGATTTGTACGATGCCATCATGGGTCTTTGTGCCAACTCCAAAGCCAGAGTGCTGATGATAGGCAACCCGCTCCGACCAGATGGTCCGTTTGCCGACGCTTTTTATAACAGCGACTGGGCCACAATGCAAATCAGTGCCTTTGACGTTCCCAACATCACCGGGAATGAGGAGCCAATTGATGGGCTGGCTGATTTGAAGTGGATCGAAGAGAGAAAAGCCGAGTGGGGAGAGGACAGCCCAACCTACGGGTCCAGAGTTAAGGGACAGTTCCCAGAATCCGGATCGAACGAGGTTGTGCCTAGGGGGTGGAAGGACAGAATCCTTGGAGTACCAGAGCCACAGGGAAAACTGAGGATGGGTTTGGATGTTGCTCGATTTGGTGGTGACCGTACAATGTTTGTGATTCGGGATGACGTTGGCGTTCGGCACACTAGATCATTCACTGGTATCGACTTGATGGAAACAGTGGGATGGGCCACGGCTCTTGCCGATCAGCACCATGTTCCTTTCCACGAGATGTACATTGATGATATCGGTGTTGGTGGTGGAGTCGTTGACAGGCTGCATGAGTTGGGTCACGATGTCAACGGGGTTAACTTTGGATCGGGAGCAGTGGACTCAGAGCGTTTTGCCAATGAGAGAGCCGAGTGCTACTGGAATATGAGGGACGCTTTGCATCCCGATAATGGTGGCAGATTTAAGCTCCCTCCCCACAATAGCGAATTAATCAACGAAGTCCATATGGCTCAATTCAGTTACACCAGCAAGGGACAGATCAAGGTAGAGCCAAAGGACGATATCAAAAAGCGCCTGGGACGTTCACCCGACGTGGCCGATGCCCTTGCCCTCACCTTTAGTGGCAAGAATGTGGAGGAGTTCATCGTATGACGGCTGTTTGGCTCATTGAAGACGGAAAGTCTGACAAACCCGGAGAAGGCGAAGCAGGTGTGGACTTCACACGGGTCTATTTCGTCGGTCAAGATGAAGGTTGGATGCACTGGACCCCAAAGCCTGAAGACGCAATGAAAATGGTTGATGAGCGGAGCGCGAAGAAGGTCATCGAGCTGATTGGTCTTTGTTTGAAGTCAGCTGACAAGCTTAAGCCAATTGAGCACGTATTCGAGGAGACATCAGCTGATGGCAGCTAAAAAGAAAAGTACAGCGACTGCACCAAAGAAGAGTGGGCACAAGGCTGCAAAATCCTCTACCCCCGAGGTCATTAGGAATGACGCTGGGGTGCTTGAGTTTGCTGATGACGTCTTCAACCAGCCAAAGGATGCGTGTCACGTTCAGGCTATCGACAGCGCATCTATCTTTGGTGCACAACAGACCGGAGCGCTATCAAACAACGTAAGTGAAGACACGATGTGGAAGTATTGGAAACGCTGGGCATTTGCTGCCTCAAACGCGACCGGTACTGGCATCATGATGGCTCCATTTACCGCCCAAACCAGGAATTCCGATGGTGAATGGGAAGACAACCCTGACCATCAGCTAAGCAAACTGCTCAAGTTTATCAACCCGTTTATGACCTCAGCCGAGTTTAAGTACTGGGTGACTGTCGATCTTGAGATGACCGGTACCTCGTATTGGAAGATTGTTGAAAACGGCATGGGTGAGCCGGGAGAACTATGGCCTTTGATCGGTAAGATGACGCCAAAACTCGGCAAGGACAAGAAGAAAAATGAGCTGCTAGGCTGGACCCATACACTACCAGACAACTCCAAAGAAGAGCTTGAACCCGAGGAAGTGCTATTCCTACGATATCCATGGCCAGGGAAAATGTGGGGTGGGTATGGTCCAGCTATGGCAGCAGCTTCTGAACTCCAACTTGATAACGAACTCGTTCAAACAATGTGGGCTAAGTTCAAGCAGGGTGTATTCCCCTCCGCACTTCTCTTCATGAAGACCAAGGATGACGAGACTAGGCAGAACTACGTTGAAAAAATGGAGGGTAAATTCTCTGGTACCCAAAACGCTGGGAGGGTGATGGGGCTGGCCGACACAATGCGGGTTGAGTGGCCACCTATCAAGCCTATTATCGGAGAAATCAAAGCCAAGGACGGAATCAGGGACACAATCCTCGGCGTTATGCGAGTTCCAAAAAGTGTACTTGGTCTCGATGCTGATGCCAACCGTGCGTCAATATGGGGCATGCAAGCGATGTTTGGGTCGCTTAAGCTAAAGCCTATCACCGTTCTACTTGAACAGCGGCTGGACCAGCAGCTTGCCAGCATGTTTGGTGACGATGTACGGGTGAAGTTTGGCAGCGTGATGCCAGTGGATGAAGAACTGGCGATGAAGCAAGAGGAGCAGGACCTGAAGTATTTCGTTATCAGTATTGACGAAGCACGGGCAAGGCGTAAGGACCTCGGACCGTCAACGTGGGGAGAGATTCCCATTGCTCCAATCGGTGTTGCTCCTCTCGGTACTGTTGACCACAGCGGGGAGGGCGGTCAATCATCTCAGCAAAGGGCAACCATAGCAGAGTTCAAGCTTGGCATCGAAGACAAGAAGATGGAGCAGATGGGTGCCTACACCAGGGAACAGCGCAAGCGAATAATGAATGCCTATGCCAAGGCTACCGCTCCTTTCGAGGAGAAGTACGTCAAAATCATGGGTGCTTTCTTCAACAAGCTAGAGGCTGAATTGATGGCCGCTTGGAAGAAAGACTCTCCGTCTAACCAAGCATTCAAGACCCCTAACATCAACAAGATTCTGGACGTGAAGAGTCTGAAAGCACGAGTATTGAAGGCAAAGAAGACAATCGATCGAGCCGGGGTTTACCTTGGCGGTTCGTTTGAACAGGGGGTCATCGATCCCGACCAGGAATTCACCGTGTGGAGCAAAACTAGCAAATCGGCAAGGGATGCAGCCGATGCTTATGGATCTCGGTATGCGGATGAGATAGCAAACGAAACAACCAGGGAAGTCAAAGCCGTCATCAAAAAGGCTGTCAAAGACCAAGCTACCTGGGATGAGTTGCGGCTTGCCATCTCCGACAAAATGGGCGAGATGTCAGTCAACCGAGCTAACGCTATTGCTACAACTGAAACAACCCGACTTTGGAACGCTGGCGGTCAGACTTTCCGTTATGAGAACGAGATTCTCAAGAAACAGTGGATGGCCAGCTTTGTTAACACTCGTCCCACCCATGCCGCAGCAGACGGACAGGTGGTGGACAATGACGAGCAATTTGAAGTCGGTGATGATGCGATGATGTTCCCAGGTGAGGGATCTGTAGCCGAAGAGAACGTATTTTGTCGATGTGCCGCTGTTGGGTTCATCGAGCGCAAGCGAACTTAA